CCTCGCGTTCGGGGGCATGCCGTCGATGGTGGCCTCGCCGTACGGCACCCAGAACGTCCCCGGCACCGCCACCGCCTCGACGCTCGACGTGAACATCTCCGGGCTCAAGGTGACCCACGCCCCCGACCTCGCCGCCGGCACCGCCATCGTGAGCAACTCCCAGGCGTGCGCGTGGATGGAGGACGGCCCGTTCGTCGTGGCGGCGCCGGTGATCCCCAAGCTCGGCGAGGATGTCGCCATCTGGGGCATGGGGGCGTTCGCCGCGTTCATCCCCGCCGGCATTGTCCTCCTCGACGACGGCCTCCCCCTCGCCGCCAGCTCGTCCCGGTCGAAGAAGGCGAGTGACTGATCTGGAGATTGCCGCGGTGGTGGCCGGCCGCATGGCGGCCGTCCTCGGCCTGCGCGACCCGATCCCCCCGGACCGGGTGACCGAGGCCGCCGGCGCCGCGGTGGCGCTCGTACGCTGGTTCATCTACGGCGACGTGCTCATCGCCGGCGCGCCGCCGGTGCCGGACCTTCCCTCCGGCGAGGACGCGCTCGTCGGTCTGACCGCGCTGGGCGTGCGCGTCTACCACGACCCCGCTTCACCGGGCGGGGTCGTGGGCGGCGACGCGTTCACCGGGACCGCCATCCCCGAGGACATCCTCGCCCACGTCCGCCACTACTTCGCCGGGCACCGCCGGTCGTTCGGGTTCGCATGACCCCCGCCGAGCTCCTCGAGGTGATCCGCTCGGCGTTTCAGGCGGGTACCTCGGCCGTCACCGCCAGCCATGGCGCGCCGGCCGAGGTGACCGCCACACCCGCCGTGATCCTGCGGCCGGCGGATCCGTTCGTCGTACCCAACCGCCGGGCCGGCCCGGTCGCCGAGGTCCGCTGGATGGTGCAGGTCCTCGAGGGCCGGTTCGACCTCGAGGCCTCCCTCACCCAGATCACCCTCGGCTACCTCGCCGCCGTCAAAGGGCTCCGGGCCGCCGGCGTGGGGCAGATCGGCCCGCTCGGCCAGATCGAACCCACCTCGATCGCGGACGTCCCGGTGATCGCCGGCACGTTCCTCGTCACCATCGACCACACACCGGGAGGCCCGTGAGATGGGCAACTACTTCGATGACGTCACCCTCACCCTCACGGCCGAATCCGATGGGGTCGCGGTCGACGTGTCCTGCGACGTCACCGCCGCCACCCTCACCCCGGACACCCCGGAGGAGGTGCGCAAACGGTTGTGTGGTCAGAAGACCGTGACCGGTACGACGACGTGGACGCTCGAGCTCACGTGGGACCAGAACTGGGCGACCGGCGCGACCGGTCCCCCGGTGGTCGACCCCGGCCTGTCGACGTTCCTCATCGACCACAACGGTGAGCTCGCCGACTTCAGCATCGTGTGGCCGCTCGAGGCGACCGAGGCCACCGGGGTACTGCGGTGCAAACCGGGGGCGTTCGGCGGCACGGCCGGGGAGATCGCCGAGGCGACCTTGACGCTCGGCCTCGACGGCCCGCCGACGTTCGGACCGATCACCACCACCACCACGACGGCCGCCGGGGACGAGGACCAGGCCGACGACGAGGCGACCTATAAGGAGAGCGCGGCGTGACGACCGAGCTGTCGCTGAGCTTCACGTTCGACCTGACCATCGACGGCAAGGAGCTCCGGGTGGTGAACCGCCCGGGCGATGTCGTCCGGTTGCGGGCCCTCGCCGGTGGCGGGGACCGCCTCGACGTCGAGCTCCGCTCGGGGGGGACCGCCTCGTATGAGGTCATGTTCGACTTCGCCTGGCAGGCCCTGCGCCATCACCCCGGCTACCCGCTGATCGAACGCGACGAGTTCCTCGACCGGTGCGAGGGGTGGTCAGTCGTGCGCGACGAGGAGGGTGTCATCCGCCCTACCGGCGCGGATCCGTCGAGCGCACCGTGATCGAGCTCGCCATCGCCACGCACACGGCGCCCCGCGACTGGTGGGACGAGGATCCGCGTTCGATCGCCACCGCCGCCGCGGTGCTCAAAGCCAACAGCGCCCGGCAGCGCCAGGCCCAGGGGCGCCGGCGGTGAAGGTCACCGTCAAGGTCGAGGGCCTCGACGAAACCCTGCGCGCCTTCAACAAGTACGGGAAGGACGCCAACCGGGAACTGCGCCAGGCCGCCGGCGCCCACGTCGACCGGGTCGTCGACATGCTGGGCACCGCCGCCGCGAACTCCGGCAAGGGCGCCGCCCTCTCCGCCGGCAGCGTGAGACGCAAGTCGGACCGGGTGCCGGCCCTCGTCGCCGGTGGCTCCGTACGGGTCCGTCCCTCGAGGTCATCGACCCGGTCATTCAAGACTCGGCCCAAGAAACTGTCGAACAAAGTGACCGCCGGCGATGTGTTCTTCGGCTACGAGTTCGGTGGCGGGGCCCGCCCCACCACCCAACAGTTCCCGCCGTGGCTGGGCAAGACCGGCTACTGGTTCTGGCCGCTCATCCGCCGCGAAATGCCCGCCTTGCGCCGCGCCTACATGAAGACCCTCGACGAGCTCGCCGACAAGTGGGCCGCCGGCGGCAACCTCCCCGACTGAGTAAGTGAGGTGTTGAGTGGCTGATCGTGACATCGCCGTCAAGTTCACCGGCGATAGCCGCGACCTCGAACGCGCCGCCGACAAGGCCGACCGGTCGATCTCCGACAGCGGCAAGTCGATGGGCTCGAGCCTCTCGAGCCTCGCCGGGCCCGCGGCCATCGGCGCCACCGCCATCGCCGGGCTCGCCATGGTCGGCTGGGACCTCGCCCAGGCCGCCGCCGAGGACGAGGCCTCCGCCTCCCAGCTCGCCCAACAGTTGCACCAGGCGGCCGGCGCCAGCGATGAGGCCGTCGCCGGCGCCGAGGACTACATCTCCGCCCTCTCGAAAGTCGCGGCCGTCGCCGATGACGAGCTGCGCCCCGCGCTGGCCACGTTGGCCACCGCCACGGGTGACACCCAGAAGGCCCAGGAGCTCCTCACCCTTGCCACCGACATCTCCGCCGGTACCGGCAAGGACCTCGGCACCGTCACCCAGGCCCTAGCGAAAGCGCAGCTCGGCTCCCTCGGCGGGCTCTCGAAACTGGGGATCGCCACCGAGGACGCCGACGGTAAGGCGATGTCGCTCGAGGCGACCCTCGACAAGGCCCGCAACACGTTCCGCGGGGCCGGTGAGGCCGCGGCCAACACTTCGGCCGGTGGCATGAAGGCCGCCGGGATCGCGTTCGACGAGCTCAAGGAGGCCGCCGGGTCCCGGCTGCTGCCGATCCTCGGTGGCGTGGCCGACGTGTTCACCGACAAGGTCATCCCCGCCGGCGAGGCGATTGTCGCGTGGGCCACCGAGGAGTGGCCCAAGATCATGGAGGAGATCGGCCCCGACCTCGAGCAACTGAAGGCCACCACCGCCGAGGTGTTCGACAACATGAAGGCATGGTGGGACGAGTGGGGCGACGAGGTCGTCAGGGGCGTCGTCACCGACGTCGTCCTCGCCATCGAGTTCCTCGTCACCGGCATCAAGATCCTGGCGGCCGTCACCGAGTTCGTGATGAATGTCAGTTCCTGGTTGTGGGAGACGTTCGGTACCAAGGTCATGACCGTCATCGGCTGGGTCATCGAGGCCATCGCCACGGTGGCCGACTGGATCGGCAGGGGGTTCGCCGTCATCGGGGTGGTGATCGCCCGGGCCATCGACGTGTTCCAGGGCCTCGTCGGCGTGTGGGACAGGATCCGTGACGCGGTGCAACGTGGCGTCGATTTCGTCGCCGGGCTCATGGACGGCTGGGGCGGCCGGATCTCCGAGGCCCTGAGGGGGATCGCCGAGATCATCACCGCGCCGTTCCGGCTGGCGTTCAACAAGATCGCCGACCTCTGGAATCAGACCGTCGGCTCCCTGTCGTTCACGTTCCCGGAGTGGATCCCGAACCTCGGGGGTCGCACCATCGACGTCCCCGACATCCCCCGGTTCTCGACCTTCGGGGCGCTCACGATCGTGATGCCCCCGGGCTCGGACGGCTACGACGTCGCCCGCCAGGTCACGAGCTTCTCCCGCAACGTCGCCCCCATGGGGGCCCTCACCGTCGCGGTCCGCTGATGGCCATCCCCTGGCCCGTGATCCCGCCGCCGGCGCCGGGCACCGCGCTGGGCGCGGACCTCGTGCACGTCACCCTCGCCCTGCCCCGGGCGAAGGATGTCTGGGATAAGGCGAGGTGGGATCAGGACAAATGGGACAGCATCGATTACGGCAACTTCGTCGACGTCTCCTGCGACTGCTCCGGCGTCACCGTGGAACGGGGCCGCGGCGGCCCCCTCGACCACGCCGCCCCGGGCCGGGTATCGCTGCAGCTCGACAACCCCGCCGGCACCTATTCGCCGTGGAACACCATCGACAGCGCGGGCTCCGATATGGGCCGGCCCGTGTTGGGCCCGGACGTCCCGATCCGGGTGGCCACCGCCACCGGCCCGCTCTTCACCGGGTTCATCCGCACCGTCGCCGAGACCGACGACGGCGGTGAATCCACGGTCATCCTCACCGGCACCGACGCCCTCTCCTACCTGGGCGACGCCAACGGGCTCGAGCAACCCTCCCAAGGGGCCAACGAAACCGCCGGGCCCCGGCTCGGGCGGATCATGGACCAGGCCGCGGTCCCCACGTTGGTCGACCGTCAGCTCGCCGCCGGCGTCGCCCCGCTACAGGCCACCACCCTGGCGAAGGGCGCCCTCGAGGAGGCCTGGCTTACCGCCGATTCGGACGGCGGGGTCCTGTGGTGCACGCCGGCCGGGGTGATCCGGTATGTCGACCCGAACGGGTTGCTGGCCCCCGAGTTCGCCGAGCCACTGGCGGTGTTCACCGACGACCACAACGCCGCCCCCGGCACGCTCTGTCCGATTCAGTTCACCGTCACCTCGGACCGGGACCAAGTGAAGAACGTGATCAGCGTGGCCCGGGTGGGGGGCACGTCACAGACCGTCACCGACCCGATCAGCGTGGCCCGCCACGGCGCCCGGACCACCCAGCGCACGGACCTCATTCACACCACCGATACATGGTCGACGACGATCGCCCAGTTCATGCTCGCCCGATTGTCGAACGCCGAGGTGACCGTGTCGCCGCTCGACGGGGTCCCCACCGACGACGACGACTGGTACCACTTCGCCCACCTCGTCGACCTCGGCTCACGCATCGCCCTCATCCGCTCACGCTGGGGTGAGACGCTGCAGGTGTTGGCCACCGTCGACGGGCTCTCACATCACATCACCCTCGACCAGTGGACCCTGACCCTCAAGTGCGCCCCCGGCGAACAGACCCAGGGCTATAGCCGCTGGGACTCGGCGCTCTGGGACCAGTCCCCCTGGGACCACCGATAAGGAGCTCGCCGTGGCCATCGTCGTCCCGACCCCCAACACCACGATCACCTCCGCGTGGGGCAAGAGCGTGGCCGACGCCATCAACGCCCTGCAGCTACCCCGCGAACTGGCCTACGCCCAGATCACGGCGAACAAGTCGATCACCGCCACGGGCGCGGTGGGCGGTGACGCGGTCGTGTCGGCGCCGGCGACGGTCTTCGACGGGTCCGCGGTGGCGCTGGACTTCTTCAGTCCGGCCGTCGTGCCCGCGTCGATCGCCGCGGCCACGGTGCAACTGTTCCTCTACGAGGGCGGGACCGTGCTCTGCACGCTGGCGGTCGTCTCGACCACGACGGCGGGCCAGGCCTACGTGCCGGTGTTCGCCACCCGGCGGTTCACCCCCGCCGCCGGCAGCCACACCTACGGCATAGGCGCGTTCCGCGAGCTCGGCAACGGGACCGTGGTCGCCGGCGCCGGCGCCGTGGTCGGCCAGTTCGCCCCCGCCTTCATCCGGATCACCAAGGTATGACCGCCGCCGGGGCCGTGGCCATCGGGTTCGCCGCCCTCGCCCTGGTCCTCGGCGCCATCGCCGTACGCCGCCGCCGGGGTGGCTTCAGGGTGCAGGTCTGGTGGGATGGAGACCACCACCGGGCCGAGGAGAACGACTCAGATGAGGGGATGAGTGAATGAGAGAGCTGACGTGGTTCCCGCTCCTCGAGTCCTACGCGAAGACCTCGGGCTACGGGCAACGCATCGACCCGATCACCGGCGCCGCCGGGTCGTTCCACGGCGGGGTCGACTACGGCGCGCCCTTCGGGGTACCGCTCGTGGCCCCCTGGGACGGGCACGTGACGACCGGCAACGAGCCGGGCGGGGCGGGGTGGTGGCTGTGGTGCGACAACGGGTCCGATCGGTTCAAGTCGTTCCACCACTCCGAGTTCGCGGTCACCGCCGGGCACGTCGACGCCGGGCAGGTGATCGCCTACATCGGCTCGACGGGCGCCTCGACCGGCGCGCACGCCCACCTCGAGCTGTGGGAGGCCGGCGCCCGGATCGACCCCACCGGCTACCTCGACCGCGCCCCGTTACTGGGCTACCCCCCACCAGGAGGAGCAGATGAGATGACCGACGACGACTGGAACCAGATGCGGTCGATGCTGTCGAACGCCATCGTGTCCAAGCTGGCCACGCACTCGACGCCGACGGTGCTGTTCAGCCAGCAGGGCGGCCAGTTCACCCTGGTCCTCCGCGACGGCCGCCCCCACAAGCTCCCCATGGGGTCACCCCCGGAGGTGAACCTGCTCAAGCGGGTCGGGTGGATCGCCGTGGAGAAGCCGACGAACCCGCCGGACCCGTCGCCCGGCGCCATCGAGGTGGCGGCCCTGCCGGCCGAGGAGCGGGAGGTCCTCGACTCCTACCCCTGGGTCTGACACACTCATCCTCTCAGTTACTCAAATGAGAGGATGAGTCTATGAGTCCACCGGTGATCGTGGTCGGGAACGTCAAGGGCGGCACGGCGAAGACGACCACGGCTGTACAGCTCGCCCTGCACGCCGGCGGCGCCGGCAACCGCACGCTCTTGATCGACGCCGATCCCGGGCGGTCGGCCGAGTCGTGGGTGACCAGGGCCGGGGCGGACTGGCCCCACGCCATGGTGCCGGTCATCTCCTACCACGCCCCCGACCTGCCCCGCCGCCTCGCCGGCCTGGCCGAGGGGTATGACCTCGTGGTCATCGACACGCCCCACGACCCCGCCGGCGGTGCGAGGGTCGGCGCCATGCTCGTCGCCGCCATCGCCGTGGCCGACCTGCTCATCGTCCCCTCGGCCCCCGCGGGTGCGGACCTCGACCGCCTCGAGGACCTCCTCGCCGCCATCGCCGCCGAGGAGTCCCGCCGCGACCTCGCGTGGGCCATCGCCCTCGTTCGGGTCGACGGCCGCCGCCGAGGCCTCGCCGAGTGGATCGCGGCGGGCCTCGACGAGCGCCAGCTCCCCGTCCTCGACATCGCCGTGGCCGTCCCCGAGCGGGCCGCCGTCGAGGACGCGTTCGGATCCCCGGCCGTGCTCGTCGAGTACGAACCCCTCGCCGGCGCCGTCCTCGCCATGCTGGCCGAGACCACGGGGGTGAGGGCATGAGCTCACCCAGGCGCACCATCGCCCACGCGCCGCGCCCTGCGCTCTCCGCGCCGGCCTCGGCCAAGCCGCGGCTCAAGCGGCTCAACGTCGACGTCGTCGAGGCCGACCACGTGGCGCTGAAGCGATGGGCGCTCGACGCCGGCGTCGAGGTCTCCCAGCTTGTGCGGGCCATGCTCGAGCTCACCCGGACCTCGGACCGGTGGCAGGCCGAGGTCGAGGGCCTCGCCGTGGTCCTGGCCGAGGGCGGCCGGGGAGCGCGGCCGTGAGGGCCGGGGGAGGGCCCCCGGTCCTGTCGGTCGACCCCGATCCCGGTGAGCTCGCCATCGTGGCCATCGAGGCCCGCCAGAACCCGCACATGCCCGACACGGTGACGCTCAGCCTGCTCGACCGGCCCGGCGGCCAGCCGGTGGCCGTCGT